ATTTGGAAGCTGAGTGTAGGAGATTTAAGTTTAGAGGTCGGAACAAACGTCAAGTATGCTGCATTCGTCAATGACGGGCATCATACAAATCCGGCAGGTGTCGCTATGCGTTTCATTCCCGGTACTTTCTCTGGTGGTAGTTTCAAGTATCAACCGGGCGCAAAAACAGGCATGGTGTTGAAGCAGAAATGGGTAGAGGGCAAGCATTACTGGGAGGCAGGAATCCGTGCCTTTGAGACAGCATGGCCGGGTCTACTCGAAGATAAGCTTCAAGATTGGTTTGGCAGATATTTTCCATAAGAAGGAGTGGCTGGTATGTCGTTAGATCAAGAAATAGCAAGCGTGATCAACTTCGCGCTTATTAGTGCAGGGAATCCTACACCGTACTACTGGAATGTACCGGAAGGATTCATTGTACCGGCCATGTATTTTCCTGTACCGGAAATAGAATCGTCAGGCGCTACACTCTATGACTATGCACTCACTTACATCATGTTCGTCACTGTCTTTGCTAAAGAGTCACAGGACGCACACGAACTCGCTTTTCTCGTTTTGAATGCTATCAAGAAGCGAAGGGGTGCCATTCCCTTAATTGACGAGAACGGAGAGTACACGGGTAGGATCATTCGGCTTGGACATCCTACGTCTAAGATCGTTGAAGGAAAGTTAGGAACTGTCCAGCTTATGTTGAGTTGGGAGAGTCCGCGAAGCTATCACTACGAGGAGCAGTTAAAGACAAGAAATCCTAAGTTCAACATAATGCGAAAAGCCTTTGCCCGTGCGACCGGTGAACCTGACCCTGAAACGGATGAGGACCCTGAGTTAGATGAATATCCCGAACTTAGCGAGGATCCCGAGTTGGACGAAGAATCCGAACATGACGAAGACACATAACACAAAAAGGAGGATTAATTATGCCTGAAAAGGATAATGATAAAAACGGAGCACCGCCCGGTGGTAGTAATAATGAAAACAAAAAGCCTCCGGAAAATGCTGCTCCGAGGAGAGAGCGAAAGTTCACAAAAACGCGCTTACGCAAAGATTGTTATCAACTCTTTAGCGTGAGCACGAGTACCTTTGATGGTGCAACTCGAAATGTCAAAGGTCAACATACAATCGCAGCTATGGCAGAAATCATCAAGAAATGGTTGGGTGAAGATGCTGTGCTTGCAATGAAAAAGGAGGGTAAATAATAATGCCAGGAGGTACATTTGACAGACTTGTCAGTAAAATCCGTCCGGGAACTTACATCAACTTCGAGAGTGCCCGGGGCGGTCTGCTTGGCAGGGCTCAAAGGGGAACGGTACTGCTACCCCTAATCAATCACAGCTACGGACCGGAGAAAGAGTTTATAACGCTTGACATTTCCGCTCCTGATGCGCAGTACAAACAACTTGGTTTTAGCATCTTCGACAAAGACCCGGCCATGCTCCTGATACGTGAAACGTTCAAGAATGCAGCACAAATCCTTGTGTACATTCCAAGGCAAGGCGCAAAAGCAATCGGAACGATCGGCTCACTATCAATGTCTGCTGTCCATGGAGGATCCCGTGGCAATGAACTGACAGTAACTATAACGGAGAACACGACCGAAGGTTTCGATGTTTCGATATTCCTAGGAAGTCTCGCAGTTTACGATTACTTCGGTGTTGAGACGGTTGCTGATTTGATTGCAGAGGAGAACGGATGGATCAAGTTCACCGGTGCTGGTGATCTCGAGATCAACGCAGGTACCAAACTCACGGGAGGAACTAACGGTATCGCTACAAACGGTGATATCGCTACATTCATTGAAACATCAGAAAGCCACCGTTGGAATACCATGGCGTTTCCGATGGCTGTCTCCGGCGAACTCAACGATCCTGTGCCGGCACTACTAGAAATGGTAGTCAGCAAAATCAAGTATCTCCGTGAAAGTGCCGGGAAATATCGCAAAGCGGTTATTTCCGGTCATTACGCAGACTACGAGGGTGTGATCAACGTAACAAACGGAGTTGAGCTCAATGACGGTACTCAACTCGACGCTGCGCAAGTCACAGCATGGGTTGCAGGTATTGACGCTGCTGCGACCAATACTCAAAGTAATACCCATAGGGTATACGCTGGTGCGGTTAATATCATCGGATATAAAAACGATGAAGCATCAACCGAGGCGATACGAAACGGTGAGTTCTTCTTCACGTTTAATGAGGATGGCGAGGTTATCGTCCAGTATGATATCAACAGCCTTACTACTCTCACGGAACACAAAGACAACACGTATAAGAAGAATCGTACGATCCGTGTGTTTGACTCGTTCTCCGAATGGATCAAACGCAACCTTCCACCTAATAAATTTGATAACTCAAAAGAAGGGTGGGACATCATGGAAGGCATCGGGCGTGCAGGACTCCGCGAGTTCGGACCTGACGGTGTCGGTGCAATCAAAAACATTGACTATGAAGCAGATTTTCGTGTTGACCGTACATCAAGCACGGGCGATGACACCTACTTTGATGTGGGGCTTGAACCCATGGAAAGTTCAGAAAAGATGTACTTCACAGTCGTGACACGATAGGGAAGGAGGATATAGTTCATGAAAGGTAAAGTAGACCCTATCAGCTTAGTAGAGGGAAAAGTGTTTATCGACGGTTACGAGTGCATGGATAGCGTGGAGTTTGAAATCACTTTCACACCTCGCGTCTGGACGGGTAGGCAACTCGGTGATAGAACCGATTCAAGTCGTTGGCTCGGACATTCCTACAAAGGTAAGATTAAACGCAGACGCTCTACGGACTGGCTCAAGGTTGTCATCGACAAATACATAAGGACAGGCGAAACTCCTTCGTTTACTATCCAAGGCATTTCAAACGACGGAGGCTCTGATTACTTCCGTAGGCACGGTCCTGAGATACGTACCGCAATCGGTTGTGTCTTCACAGGCGACATAAAACTATTGCACCTTGATGCAAACGGAGAAGTGCTCGAAGATGATCTTCCATTCAACGCAAAGGATGTAGTCTAGCAGGCAAACAGTAGAATATAAACCAAGACGGCGGCGTTATAGAAGCGTCGCCGTCGCTTATTTTGAAAGGAGCGGACTATGTACAACACCAGTACCAGCAAAAGCCTTAAATATTTCATGCGTGAACAGAAAGATGAAACCGTAGAAGTTCCGGCACCGAAAGGTTTTGTTGATGATGAAGGCAAACCTATCATGATGGAAGTCAAGGTGCTTACAAACAAACGAGTCCAAGAGATCTTCGCAGCTTACCGTAAGCGGAAAATTGCAACCAACGAAAAAGGTGTTCCCTATATCGGACCCGGTGGAGAGGTTGTTTTTCAGACAGACCGTGACACTCCGCGAGCTATCCGACACATCATTGCAGAGGCACTAGTGTTTCCAAATCTAAAGGATAAAGAAATCATGGAACACTATAACTGTGCTGATATCTCAGAAATGACACAGCATGTGTTCCCTAGATCTGACGAATACGCCCACGTGAGCCGCATGGTACTTAATGCACTTGGACTGGGCGATGAAGGGCCGTCTGATGACGACCTTATAGATGACGCAAAAAACTCATAGCCGTACCGGGATCTGACGCTCAGTGGGCGCATGTTCTATGGCAGAAGCATAACCTTCCCATAGAGAAGTTCTACAAAATGTCGAGAAAACAGAAACTTTTTTATATCGCTTCTGAGCTTTATGAATCAGGGAAACCGGTACGGCAACAACCGATTGTTCTAGCAACGTAAAGAAAGGAGGAGGCGGGTAAATGTCTGTATTATCAGCGATCATACGTGGTGAAGATGAGTTAAGTCCTGCGTTTAGTCAAGCGACGGGCTCAGCAGAAGCGTTCGGACAAACTATGAGTACAGTCCAGGGTACAGCAAACGACTCCGCAAAGGCACTTGATGATTTCGCCTCCTCTTCGCAAACAGTCGAAGATAAGCTTGAAGGAACAACCAATGCACTTGAGGAATACCTCCGCACTAAAGAGCAGGGAGTAGCCAGAGCACAAGAGTTCCGTAATGCAATCGAAGAACAAGAGCAAGTCTTAGCTAAAACCCAAGAAGCTTATATGGGTGTTGCTATGACAATGGGAAAGAACTCAGATGAAGCAGTTGCTTTGAAAGCAGAAATTGGTGAACTTCAAACAACACTTGATGAGTTTAATAATGAGTTACTAGATTTAGAGGAATCAGCCGGCAAGGCTGGCAAGAGTACCGTAGACTCAGTTGACGGTATTAAAAATGCCATCGTTGCAGCAGGTCTTGCTAAGTTACTGAAAGAAGGAACAGACGCCGTTATTGAGATGGCTAATGAGTGCTCCCGGGCAGAATCGATTATAGTCAAGTCGACCGGAGCAGTCAGTGCCGAACTTGACGGTTTATCATCTTCTATGATGACTGTCTTTCGGGGTGCACCTGATGCTATGGGCGATGTTGCTACTGTGTTGGCGACGATCAATACTGCAACAGGGGTAACCGGAGGACACCTTGAAGAACTCACAGATCTTACACTAAAATATGCAAGGGTAAATAACGAGGATGCAGGAGCATCTGCAGCAACACTCGGTCGATTGATGAACGCTATGGATATGGATGCGAGTAGTCTTGCATCTACCATGGATCAGTTGACGCTCGCTTCACAGATGAGCGGACTTGGTGTCAATGCGATGGCTGAATACGTTATTGCAGCCGGTCCTTC